ATCTTCTTATCTAATTCTACGATTAGTTCGCTGAACTCTTTGTCCTTCATATCTTTTATCTTGGCTTCTATAAATTCCAAGTTTCTCTTAATAGAGAAGTAAGCTTTGAAGGCTTGGTAATCCAATTCGGATTTATCCGTTAAAGGTAATACCATAGATGATTTACCATCTAACCTTGTATAGAACCCATCTGGTCCAATAGTTCTTGATACTTTTACTTTATTGCTCAGTACTGCAAATCCACCTTTCTTATCGATAGATTCTACCTTTACCTTTTCCATTAAGGTTTTGCCATCAGAGAAAATGACTTCTTCACCCTCCTTTAGCTTTTTGGTTTCTTTGTTCTTTTTCATATCTTTATTAATTAGTTTATGCAAATATACGAAATTATTTATTATCTGTATAATTTTGAATCATAAATTTTAAATCCTCTGAGGTAAAGTATTTGCGACTTAAGAGTTCCATAAGTTCTACGGAAGTAAGGATTATTCCATTTGGAGTAAAAAGTCCTCTAGAGTGTTCTGGAATTATGCCCTGGAATCCCCAATTGTTATATGAGTTAATAACCATGGAATTATCTCCGGTGAGCATGGCAATATATTTTTCTGAAGTTTTAATACGTTCTCTTCTGAAAGTACCAACTTCTATCCATAAAGAATTAAGATGGATAGTGTAATGACGATAATCTGGAGTAATTAATGGGAGGATTTCCATCGAAAAATCCTTTCTTACCTTATCATCTTCTTCTTTAATGTTATGCCAAAAAGCACAATGAAAGCAGAGTTGTTTAGCTTCCATTATTTTAGGAATTGCCCTAGATAGTTCGTACAGATGCAAATTAATAGAGCCATTGCATAAGTGACATTTTTCAGTTTCCATATTTCTACATTATTAAATTATATAGGATAATAGAACCCAAAGAACCATCCTAAGTAAGGTATTCAGCAATACTTTCTAATCTTTAATGAACTTTAAAATATAACGTTATGGATAAGTTAACTAATGAAATGATTGTGGCTCTAGCCAATGATTTGGGACTAGAACCAGCCTTGCTTAAAGCAGTACAACTGGTAGAAGCAGCAGGCAGAGATGGATTTTTAGTAGATGGTAGACCTCAAATTCTGTTCGAAGGTCACATTATGTACAAGGAAATCAAGAACAAATTCAGTTTGGACAAGGCAGTTGCTGCTCAAAAGAGTTATCCAACCATTTGTTTCCCAAAATGGGACAAATCTAAGTATCTTGGTGGAGCTCATGAGTACAAAAGACTCGAAATTGCTAAGAAAATTGATAAAGAATGTGCTCTAAAGTCAGCTTCTTGGGGAATGTTTCAGATTATGGGCTTCAATTTTGCCTATTGTGGGTGTAAAGATGTCTTTGATTTCGTCAAAAAGATGGAAGAATCCCATGCTTCTCAGCTGAAATTGATGTATTATTACATGAATAACACCAGTTGTCTGAAGAATTTGAAGGAACATGACTGGGCAGGCTTTGCTCGGAAGTATAATGGTCCTGGTTATGCTGAAAATGCTTATGACCAGAAGTTGAAAAATGCTTACGAAAACTTTAAAAACAAGATATAATGAAGGTAATCTACAACAAATTTATACCTTTCAAAGGGTATAAAGCCATGAATTTATTCGGCATTGTCTTTGTAAGAAAAGGTGCCAAGTTTGATGCCTATGATTACAACCATGAGAAGATACATCTCAAGCAAATGCAAGAGATGTTGTGGATTTTCTACTACTTGTGGTATGCAATCGAGTACTTAATCATCATGTTCTTCGCTAAATGGAACAAACAAAGCGAAAGATATCATGATGTAAGCTTTGAAGAGGAAGCCCATAATAATGACCATAACCTGGATTATACCCATATTAGGAAACATTATGCCTGGGTTAAATACGTAAAACTAAGAAGTTACAAGAAATGAATGTATTAGGGATTTCAGCAGGGCAAGGAGCTCTGCTGTTCCCTTTTAGGAAGCACCTATTAGGGAATATAGAACCTCGAGGAGTATTTCATACTCCCGGAGAAGAGCAATGGAAAGCTAATTTTGGAGATATACCTTTCTATAAGGGATACTGTTTACAAGAGTTTGATGAGAAAGTAGATATCATAATCTCTTCCCCAGACTGTGGAGCATCTTCAATTATGAGGCTTTCAAAGGTTAAAGAATTGGGCAAACCCAAGGATAACCGAAGTTTAAATCTAGTAATAGAGGGAATCAATTATTACAAGCCTAAGATTTTTCTTATTGAAAACCTGCCTCGTTTACTATCTCTTCTACCCAATGAGTACCTTCATGAAGCCTTTAAGGACTATAAACTTATTTTTCATGAAAGAAGCGTTTCCGACTATGGGAACTCCCAAGTATCAAGGAAACGTTTAGTTATCATTGGAGTGAATAAGAAAACCGGTAAGAAATACTTGAATGCTTTTAATGAAGTATTCCAAGTAAAAACTCCAACAATTACTAGAGAATTGCTCTTTGAGTCTCCTTACGGGAGTAATTATAACATCCCAATTGAAAAGACTTTGGCGATGTATGATTATCGAAAGCTTCCTGAAAAGAAGAATCTAACCGTTAGAAAGATTCAGTTATTGTGGAATAGTGACTTCAAGAATGAAAAGAAATGGCCCATAAAGACTGCTAAGATGAGTACTCTCCCAGGAGTGTATCGATTAGAGTTAGATAAAGCTCCTCTAACTTTAAGACCTGCTGATAGACAGTTCCGACCCGATGGTTACCCTCTTGGGATTTTGGATTTCAAGGCAATTATGGGATTTCCTAAAGCCTACAAGATTTTCATGGATGAAGGCAATTACCTTTACTGGCTTAACAAGGCAAGATATACTATTGCCAAGGGTTCGGTATATGAGGTAGGTATTTGGTTCAAAAAATGTTTAAAGACCGTATCCTAAACAATTTTCGGTGTCTAAGCTTTAGCTTAGATATGCGTATGCGAAAAATATATAAATATAATATACTACGTATATATTTATATATTTTTATGTATGTACGTATAGGATGATATCGATAGAGAAAGACAAAAACCTTTACAAACAATTCGATTCGCTTTGCTCATCGAAAGATATTGCCGAGTCTCGGCAATATCAGAAGAATGTTGTTAATTAAACCTTGTGACATGAAATCAGATTTTAAAAACCAGTGGAAGAATGTAGTGTTCCTTCTGCTACTAGGATTTACTATTTACCTTTGCTTCAGGAATTACAAATTGAATTCGTATATCAGTCAACTTCCTGATTCATCGGTCATTGGCATTCCTGATACAATCAAACTGAAAGAAGAGTTTAAGCCCCAAAAACCTTTTTCCCAG